CAAATCTGCGCTCGGCGTTCTGGGCGAAGAGCCTGCGTCCACTCAGGAAACACGATGTCATGCGCTTCGTCGAACAAGGCGCGGTTCTTCACGTAGGTGCCGAGACGGTAGACATCCGTCTCCGGCCAGAATTTCGCGCCAAGCTTCAGTGGGTTTTGCGTCAGCACAATTGCACCTCTTGCCTCTCAACAACCGCCACTCCACACCATTCTTCCGGCGTCTTGGCGTTCTTGACACTATTGCAATGCTGACAGGAAGGGACAACATTGTTTGCCGAGTGTTTGCCCTCTCTCGATAAGGGAACAACGTGGTCCATGGTCAGCTTGTCCATCTTCCTGCCGCAGTAGGCGCACCGATAATGGTATTGACCGAGAATGTCTCGCCATTGAGCCTCAGTAAGGAGTTCGCTGATAAGCGCGTTGTCGTACTTCAAGGCGCGGTGTTTCTCGGCATATACCACCTGCTTTCTTCTGTCAGCAGAGCACAAGCCTTTTGCCCTTTTGATAATCATTCCCGCCCTTCTCTGCTCCGAAATCTTTTCCTTATTCGCTGGATCGGCACGACGCATCCTTGCTTGCCTTGCCGCCTTTTCCTTGTATTCAGCAGAGGAATGAAATTTCTTGTCGGCCCGAGCCAGCAATTCTTTCTGCCGAGCAGACGGAGAAATCCGATTATTAACCAAACAAATAGGGCAATTCTTCTGATTATTTCCCGTAGGCATATATTCTTGCCCGCACTCGATACAAACTCTCATTTGGTGAACGCCCTTAACTCTCATCACCAACCGAGGGGCTTGTTTGGAAGAACGGTCCATCTTCCGCTTGTCGCCACCGTCTCAGCAAACCCAGTCACAAAATCTGCGGCGTCATCGTGTCGGTTGCGCCCCATTTTTAAGTGATGTGTAAGTTCCGCCATAAAGCGGGAATAATCAGAACCCTTGTCATAGTCGGTTCTGAACCACATATGGCGCATGACCCACTCAGACCAGCTCAGGATTCGAGTTTCCTTGTTCGATGTCGTCTGACGATCTGCCACGGAACACGGAAATCCTATCTTGCCAAGCATCTCTCGCAAGTTTGATGCGTAGAGCCGACCGCCATTATTGCTTTCCACGGTCAAGAGGACGCAATGCTCTGAGACAGCCTTGTTCACAACCTGTGGCTTCGTCACGTCCATATCGTCCGTGGTAAAGACTACATCAGTCAAATACCAGTCCTCGCCGATGTTCTTTCCGTACCCTCCGGCGAGGGAATCAGAACCTTTGTCTGCCGTATCTACGTATCCCCTACAAGTCGACCGCGCCAGTTCGTCTTTTTTCTGCTTCAGCGTAAAAGCGTGCATTTCCTCAAAGGGATATAGCAGTCCCTCCTTCTCAATCGGCTCTTGCTGGTACTCTGCCTGAAAGATAAAGTCGGGCATGTTCAACTGCATATCGATGATTGTCGGCGTGGAGAGCACTTCTTCGCAGGTGCTTGTCTCATCGCGCATGGCGGGAAGAACGTACCGCTCATAATCATCCGGGGCAGATTCGATAATTTTTCTCCCAATGATGTCGCGGTTAGACCAGCGGGTGCCAAGAAACAACTCAGGGCACCGCACGCCGTCTCTTTCCTCTTCGCGAGTATAAAATGTGGAGTTGTACCAGAGCCAGTCGCGGTCCAATTTCAACTCGGAAAGCGCGTCGTCGATTCCCTTGATCTGGTCATCGATCATTGCCAACCGGCTTGCGCCTTTCCCCGTGAACACGCCACCCACGCCAGAGCAAAAGTACGATGAGGTAACTGCGCCAACAACGGCCCAGTCTGCGACAGCCTGGTGGTCCAACTTCAACCTCACATCAGGAAAGACCAGACGGTACTTGTCACTCTGGACAAACTGCATGACCTGCTTCGACAGCGTTTCGGCAAGGTCGGCCCCGTAGGATGCCCGCATGATGGAATCCTCGGACCATTTACCAATACTCCACGCAGCAAGAAGAGACGCACTGAGGCTCTTCTTGAATCTCGGCGGCATTGCTATGATCGCGCCCTTTTTCCCCGATCTTTTTTCAACGCATCGCTGCATCAGATCGCAGACATCCTGCAAATACATCCACCGATCCGAGTACGCACCGGGAACCAGGTACTTGCAGAATTCGTAAAGGGATGAAGTTACGATTTCACGAAGTTCAGCGCGCCGATCCAGCTCTCGTCTGGCCTGTTCAGCAAGCGCGTCTTCAAGGGTGAGGGCCGTCATGGAATCAGCGCCGCTTCATTTCTTTTTCTTCTTTCCCTTTCTCGCCATGGAAAACGCAATGGCGATGGCTTGTTTTTGAGGCCGCCCCGCCGCAATTTCAGTTTTAATGTTTTTTGAGATTGTCTTTCTGGACTTTCCTCGTTTCAGGGGCATCTTGTCCTCCTATGCGGCCTCGGGTCCGTCGTCAGTGTTTTTTGCCACGGCTCTAGCCCTGCCTTCTGCCACATACCGCGCCAATTCTTCATCTGTCAGATCGGAAACGGGTTTGTCTGACTTGATGATGACCGTATCTACAACGCTGCCATCAAGAACAGAGCTTGTGTGAACGAGTTTGTCCAACGCCGTTGCAAGTTGGCTCAGAGCCTTCCCGTCATCAATTTTGATGTTGGCGTACGTTTCATCTTTGGACAGAAGATCAGAGATGCGGTTGACCAGAGCATCGACCTTCTCTCGGAGTTTTTCTTTCCTCGTTCTCGCATCCATTCCCTTCTGGATTATCTGTAAATCCTGCGCGAGCCGCTGTTCCCACGTGAAGGCCGACGCCCAGGAGTGAACGTCATCCGCGTCCACGCTCAGGCGCGTCGCCACGAGCGCCTCGCGCTCAGACGCAGATAATTCGGGGTCGAGGGAGGAATAGACAGAGAAGGCCCGCTTGTGGGTGGCCGTTTCTTCCGGCCTGAGGTCGAGGATCAGCGCCACATCAACCTCTGTTTATGAATGGATATAACTATCGGACCTGAACTGATGATAAAATCAGAATAGGTCCGATGAACCACGTGCAGTTGCCCAGACTGCCGATCGCCCATGCTTCCACCTCGGTCAAACTATGTGTGAGCTGCCCGCCCCGATGCCCACATGCCCCTGTACGAACGGAGGATTCTGCCCAGAACCCCTTTCGGAGCCGCCGTACAGCCACCTGAGATTGTTGTGGTGTGGGCAAAGCCTCACACCACACATAAAGAATACTCAATATGAAGAGCAGCGGTGTAATTCATCAGGTGAAGAAATGATGAAGGGCGAGTTTCAAGAAGTCAGAAATTGTAGAAAAGAAGAACTATGCAGCAGCCTGTTCGGCCTTGCTTAACCAATCAAAAACAAGTGAATTGATTGCCTCCATGCCGCTTCCAGTCCACACGTTGTGATGAGCGCTCTGATGCAGTTCTTTCGGGATATAAATTATGTATTCTTTATCAATGTGGTGACCGTCGCTACCTTCGAACCACGAATTAAGGGGGATTAATCCAAGGGTGCGACGTTTTGCACGGTGTCTGCGCTTTGCCTCTGGGTGAGCCAACTGATACTTATGCCTTCGTTCTAGATTTCGTATTTTGCCCTCTTCGGTCGCGGCACTTGCACGACGCACTGCCGCGTACTCTGTTCGCTTAAGAGGGTCGGCGTAATATTTCTTCGCCTGTTGAACTGCCCGCTCCTTATGAACGGGGTCCGCTCGATAAGCGGCATATTCTTCTCTGTGCGATGCGGCGTAAGCGTTTGCATGAGACAATATCTCGCTTCTCTTTTCTTCGTAGCGCTTCTTATTTCGAGCAGATGCAGCGGCCTTATGGACGGGATCGGAACAATAATCTCTGGAATATGCATCCATCCTTGCCTTCCGCTCAGATTCAGTTTCGCCCGTCCGATTTGTATGCATGTTTCAATTATAGTGGAAATGAAGACCAGCGGGGGTCAAAGTTTTGAGAGCAAAAATTCTGCAAATTTTTTTCTAGCTCCCCCTGTCCGCCCGGGGGCCTTGGGGGTTTACCCCCCCCCCCATGTGTTGTGTATACACTACACAAACAATGCGATCACCCATCCTGAATACCCCCCCCCTGTAACGATAATTGAAATTACCGTAACAGAGACGCAACCCAAAAGACCAAACTTGTACTAGTACAACTTACCGACTGGCCAGTCAGTTTCAATATTATTAAGGTCGACCTTAATAATATTAAGGTTTTGTATGAGGCGCTCACATGGCAGGTAGTACAGATCGAAAATCCACGCGCAACACTATTCCCACAGCCTTCTGTATAGGGTAAGAATTCACATGAGGATAAAGGCTCTTCATATGCGTCTGCGTTGCATTAATCCTCACCTTTAATACCCGCCATACACAAGCGTACTACCTGAGACAAAAAAGAGACCCCTCTAACATTCCCTATACACAGGTAGTCAGGCCCCTCTACACCGCATTAACACTACATTCTTCATTAAAAGTGTGTCATACATCGGGTATTAAAAAGCCTGCAAACGCAGTCCACAACGGTGCATTCGTCCTGTGCATGTTTTCCCATGAAACCCTGCAACGCAGTCTACGCCTACATTGTCTCTTTTCTCTTCTGTTTTGTGCCAAGATCGCCGCTTGCCTTGTTTGCGTGGAATCCCTCTCAGCCGCTCTGTGTCTGCTGTTCCAGCCCTTCCACTTCAGACTGTGATGATTTTTGTCTCTTTTCTTCTTATTTCATATATACGCTTTTTGCTTTTCACTATATACTTGTCACTGTAAGGTAACAAAGTAAGCATCAACACCGCACTTTGACACAGCATCGATAGTCTGAGACTACCTGAAGATGCGCCAAAGCAACATCCCACAGCAAGTATAGGTGAATGTCCGGTGCTGTGGATCGGTCAAAACAACCGCCACAGATTGAAGCTGTGGCGCTGTGGATATACTGCCTGATGAGGCTCAGAAGAGCCGAAACAGTCCCACTGTGGGGCTGTAGCAGTGAGAACGTCCCTAGATAGGGAAAGGAGATAGAGACATGCTTACAGATCAGAGAGGCAAGACAAACAACGCAATGGATGACAACACACTCGCTTTATTCATCGACGCAATCGAACAACTGAGGAAACTGGCAAAGAAACTGCGTGCTCGTTATGAATGGCTGTGCGATAACGAACCGAAGACTGCAACTGAAGACGGCGAAGATATCAACGTGGAGCAGTGGCAGGCACAAGCTGACAAGATCGCAGCTAACGTGGGGTTGTATGTGTATCACCAGACAGATTGTCGTGGCGCGTCCATCTATGTTTCATTCTCTCCAATTCCCGACAACAACTACACGCACGCTGCCTGTATTGGATTTTAGCGACTACCCGACGAGCTGGTAACAGCGAAACCGCGCCATAGTGCGCGGTCGTAGTCTATTCAAAGAAGCATGGCTGCCACAAGGGACATAACGCGCACACAGCCCTGAGGCTTGGGAGCATTGGGCATGAAGTCGTACTATCGCTTGGATGTAATGTGCACGGCTGTTGAAGAAGTTGAAGAAAAGAACGGCGACTTTAATACACACTCTCGCATGTTTGACGAACAAGAAAAGACATTTAAGACGTTTGCTGAAGTCGTGAAATATCTTAAAGAAAACTACTCAAGCGTAGTGCCGACGCTTTCGTATATTGACGACGAAGACGGGAAGTCGAGACCGTCTGGCCTTGTCTACGAATTTGAAAACAGCGACGGGTCCCATGCTCCTGTTGAAAAGTGGAATCAGGAAGACTGGATCACGATTTACGCGATCGGGCAGAAGACTGTGAACTCTGAGACGCTTGGCCTTGTCATTCAGGACGTGACAGCATGAGCGCCACTGTTTACGGTTCTCAAACGCGCGAAAAACTGAGCGATACCGGCATGAGTATTTCAGGAATCGCGAAGCATGAGGTCCTGCTGTGGAATCCCGACAGCAAAAAGCACGAAGTCTGGGCAGAGAATGACCATTGTGCTGGATATGTTGTTGAAATCTGGCTTACTGGCTGGGAGTTTTGCAGAGAGGCAGACAAGGCAGACATCAAACGTCTCGCTTTTGACTTGTACAAGTAATCCACCCTGACGAGTCCCGGTAGCACCGGGACGAAACAAGGCGCCCTGTGTGACGCCTTGTCGATGGAAGCTGGAAAGGATGAGCAATCCATCAATGGAGGCATGGCAATGGGCGCGACACTGTGTATGTTAAATGGGCAATGGGACAAGGCGGTACAAGCAAGAGACTGGGCGCTTGTCGACCGGCTTGACGATGCAATCGACAAGATCAAGGCGCTGGGCGTCCCGGCTCGCTGTGTGTGGGCTTCTTCTGATAAGTGTCGAACGTGCACGGCTCCTGAAGCTGGCAAGTGTCCCGTGATTCATGTGGACGTGGCAGCATGAAAAACAAACCGGTTTATGCGTTGAATGTTTGCAGCAACTTCAGACTCCCAGCAGGAGACATCAGTGCGCAGGGAGCCAAACTTATTATCAACATGTACAAGGGCCTGAATTATTACAATGACAGTGGTTTCGTTATCATTGCCGATAACGGTCGTATTACCAGCGTTGACTGGTACAAGTCTAATGGATCATTTGATGACTTGCCAAATATGGCTGGGCGCTGTGTTGGATTCTATACCGGGACACTTAGAACATGCAAACTGGAGAATACGGAATCACCATCCCGGTTTGCTCAGATGTTGAACCAGAGACTAACAGAAGCGGAGTTATGAGACTTCTTCACTGGTTCGTTTCGTTCGTCGCTGGTTCGTTCGTTCTGGTTGTCCTGTATATTATTATTGGCGTTTCGATCCTGTCTGGAAATGGGAAGCCGTCCAGTTCTGATTAGGGACATGCTGAAGGGAGCCGGGCAACCAGCCACCCTTGAACATATCCGCATAGAACGGCCCGGATATGGGAGGAGGTACTACCATGGGACTAACAAGCGCACAACGACATAATCGCATGATGGATAGGATATATGCAAACAAGGCAGAATACGACAGGCTCGCAGTTGAAGCCGCGCACGTTGCAGCACTGGCAGAAGAAGCCAAATTGAAGGTACAGCGGACGCTGTTTATGCTGTGCGATTTTGACGTTGAAACATACCGGAAGCAATGCAAGGCGGACTAATATATTGAAGGTTCCAGGATCGCCGGGGTCAGCAACCCCGGCGCTTTTCATGAGTTTGCGGAGAGCGATTTACTCCCCGCGAACGGCGCTTCCCCTTTCGTCCACCATTTTTAGGGCTATGGTGGTTTTAAGGGCTATGGTGGTTTTAAGGGCTATGGTGGTTTTAAGGGCTATGGTGGTTTTAAGGGCTATGGTGGTTCTTCGTTCGTGGTACAATATAAAAAGGAGGCAAGGCTATGGTAATCGAAGCAATCCTTATGCTTTTGGGTATGTTTTTGGGCTGCGTTTGCGGCTGGCTATGGGACGAGTTTGTAGAGAGGCATTTATGATCGCCGCAGGTTATCTTCGAGTTTCAACTGACGCACAGGCAAGCGCAGACCGTTACGGGCTGGAGTCACAGCGTTCCGACATTGAAACGTATGCAAAGGCGTACGGTTTTGAAATCGGGCTATGGTTCGTCGACGCAGGTATCAGCGGCGCCACATTGGACCGTCCCGGTTTGTCTGATCTTCTCTCTTCTTCCCTTTCTCATTCCTTCACTGCTGTTATCACCGCTAAAATGGACCGTGTGGCCCGCGACCTCATGGCGCAGTTGTGGATAGAGAAAGAGTTGCTGAAGGCAGGGGTGGAGATTATCTCTGTTGCTGAACCCTTCCGGAGCCAAGATGCAACCAACCGGCTCTTCCGTCAGATCATCGGCGCATTTGCGGAGTTCGAGAAGGCCCGCATCACCGACCGTCTTTCCGGTGGACGCATAGCAAAAGCTCGCCAAGGCGGGTACGCCGGCGGGCGTGCGCCGATGGGCTATGGTGCCCTGCGTGGAAGCCACACGTTGACTGTCGCGCCAGAACAAGCCGCGACAGTCAGGCAGGTCTTCGCGCTTCGTTCAACGGGCAAGACTCTTAGGTCCGTGGCTTCAGAACTGAATGCTATGGGTGCGAAAACCCACGAGGGCAAGTTGTGGCACGCATCTCAGGTGAGGCGTGTTCTTGATCTTGCTTTCCTGTATCGAGGCGGGTATAAGTATGCTGGCATCACAACCGAGAAAGGCAAGCAAGATACAATCCTGACAGGATAAGGGAGGCGTGCAATGGCAAGTGAAACCGAGATTATTCGTCAGATGCACAAGATATTCCAATCGCCGCATCATGATATTCTGATCGCGGAATTAGTTACTGCCGCTCATACTAGGGGCAAGACAGATGGGACAGCAGAAGAAAATGCAAAGTGGGAGCAGTGGACTGGATGTAGTCGGCTTCCGCAAATCGACTGCAAGCATTTTCTTATATCTGATCCTCACATCCACAAAGGAGGCGCAGCATGAAGAATCTGCTGAGTAATCTTTTTCACATCATTGGAATTCTTTTCTTCGTCATCGTTCTGTGGCTGCTCCTCGAACTCACCGGCGTCGCCGGAGGGTTCAGGGCAACGTGGAACGCGATGCAGAATGCGGGGCACTAGCAGCCGGAGAGCCGTCATAGGCTAGGCTGTTCTTGGAGGCATGGGTATGGGCGTTTATCTTTATGTTAAAGGCACATCTGTTTCACATCCGCACTCTTCTCGTTCTTCGATCTCCTACAAGTCGCCTGTTGCTGCGCTGCGCATCAGCCGGGCAGTGAAGAGAAATGAGCGTCATTGCGCCATCATCGAGGCGTGGGCTATGGTCAATGAATTCAGGAGGGCGGCGTAATGTTCCCCGACAAAACTCCTTATCGGCGGTTAAGCCCGACGATGTTCGAAACCGGTAACAGCATTTGCCGATTGATCGATGACCTTCTTGCCGAAGTCTATGGTGTGAAGCTTGGTGACAAGCAGGTAAAGATCAGAGTGGAAGAGGAGAAGAAGTGATTGAAATGAATAGGCTGTACCGAACGAGAGATGGAAAACCAGTTCGCCTGGTGCGCGTGGATGGTGATGGTCGTCTGTGTGTTCGTGGCGTTGTAACTTGGCCCGCGATTGGCGATCAAGAGGAGAAATGGGACATATATGGTTTTCAACTTGACGGCGTGTTCCCAACAGATGAAGACCTTGTTCCTCTTGGAGATGAATCTTCACCCCCCTCCTCTTCATCTTGTGTTAAACTGTAA